AAGCAATGATAGATTTTATGCGTGAACGTTTCGTAATATCACCCGTGTCTGAATGGGTAGGCGAGTTTACTGAACGTTTTAACCGAGACACCAATGCAAAGAATCTGTACGCCACGTGCAAGCGTCACGGAATTAAATCGGGACGCAACGGTCAGTACCTTAAAGGTCAGCAACCGTGGAATGCAGGTAAATCACACCCGTCATCAGGACGTAGCGCGACCACTCAGTTTAAAAAAGGTGCGGAACCGCTTAACACTCGTAACGTAGGAGATACACGCATATGCTCCAAAGACGGTTATTTACTTGTCAAGGTCGCACATAAGAAGTGGCGGCCAAAACAACATCTTGTGTGGGAGTCTGAACACGGCCCCATACCAAAAAACTACATTGTAAGGTTCTTCGACCGTACACCGGATAAGTTATTAAACCCCTCGCTGGATAACTTGTTTTGCGTGTCAAGAGGTGTCAACGCTCGATTGAATAAAATAAAAGCAAACGAATGGCCTTCATCGTTACGTGAAACCTTAATATTAATCGCACAATTGGAGCAGAAACAACATGACATACGAAGAGAAGATTCGAGACGTTAAGGAATTTACGTCTCTATTATTAAGCTGTGAACTAGCCGTCGAGTTCAACAAGGCCAAACCAAACAAAGCGATTAAACACGCTTTACGCTGCGTTAAGGCTCGCGTCACCAGTCCTAATATTAAGCTCGTCGCACAGCAAGGACTGCAGCAAGCATTCCCGCACGGTTGGCTACAGCGTCAGCTTAACAACGTAGGCCGCTTCGGTGGTCTTTCACAAGAAGAATTTTTACGCATCGGTGCGTCACTCTAAGGAGTAGGGAATTATGATTACGTTTGTAGGTTTTAAAACCGAAGATAGGTTCCACGAGCTAGAACTAGAAAAAGAATGGGTCGGCACAATAGAAGACCTGAAAGAAGAGATTGAAGACATAGCACAAGACTGTGCGGAACAGGACTGGAACGACCACGATGGTTGGGAATCAAAGTGGCCTAAAACCTTTTCAATATTTTCAGATGGTGAGCTACTAGGTCATGTAAAAGTTGATATGGAAATGGAACCCTGCTTCAGCGCTACTAGCCTCTAACCCTTAGCGTTAATCCACGTTACGGCTTCCTGCACCGCGTCGTCGACAAATCCCGCAGGAGCCTGTGCAGACCATCCGTTATTCAAACCGTTTATATATGGTACGTTATTACCGATATGAACCGTTTGCCTCGTCGTATAATCATACCCCGTTACAAACCGTGCCACCGTTGCGGCTTGCTGACTCTCACGCGCTCCAACCGCGGCGGGGTTTTCTTTCTCTAGCTGGCCACCGTTACCCGTCGTAGGGCTTCCGATATTTATAAACCAGTTAGCAGACGCCCAACCGAAGTCGATCGGCGTACCGGCGGGCGGGTTACTGACCAGCGTTGCATGGATACGCAGCGTCACATCGATGATCGCTTCGTTCGTCACGTTCTCGATCTGAAGTTTAGCCGCTGCAATATCTTCCTTGTAGGACATTACGACGCGACCTCATGCTGACCCATCACCGTGACACCGTTTATGTTCGTTCCAATATTCACTAACAGAGTCAAGCGCGTACCGTCCGCACGTACCGCCACGTCGTCTTGAGACGTTACGACGTTAAACACCGGTTCACTGTTTACGATACTGTTAGCGGGTAAGCCTGTCGCGGCGTCCACCAATGACAACCAGTCGACGTATAACGTGGCGTTACGCTGCACCGATACGCCTTGCGCTACGTATCCGGCTCGTGGTGAGTCGAAATACATACGGGCGTTGTATGTGGTCGTAACGGTGATCATGCGTGTCGGGTTGCTCGGGTCGCGAGTTCGTACGGTCTTCACGATCTGACCGTCTTCCCCCGTTTCGGCGAGGGCTTCCGCTACGCCTTCCACTACATCAAGTACGTTACTCACGATCGCTTTGCTCCTGTCTCACACTGTACGTGTCGCCAGTCGGTGCGCCGTTCGGGTTATCGAACTGACCGAGTTCAAACTGGTTATCCGCTCGGTCAGGATTAGCCGACGTGCTGCGCATATCCTGGCGACTGACACCTGTTTGCACGCCACCGCCTAGCGAAACCGATCCGCCGCTAAGGGACGACCCGTCGTTCGGTAAGCCCGCGCCGATGTTCTTACGGTATATAAGGTTCTTTTTGATATCCATCCACGCTTTAGCTTTTTGCGAGTTACTGAGCGAGATAGGGCCAACTTTAAGATCTTGTTTAGTGGCGTACAGTGTCGCGCTAGATTCTGCGATCATGATAGCCGTGTCGATTGCGTTCATACCGTTGTCGATCTGACGTCTGATATACGCATCGTCAAAAATCGACTGGTCGGCTCCGATTAATAAATCGCGTACCATATCCACGGTGGTAGGTATAATCATGTGAAGTGCTCGGTTGATATATAATATTTTTAGTATATCACGCGTTTAAGGTGTTGACATGCGTTACAGTGGTGCGTATATTTAGATTCGAAGACACGCCGCAAGGAGTGTCAGTTAAAAGCGTTGCGTCTCACTGGGTTGAGCACCTCTGTTAAGGCGGAGGGTTTCAGGTTCGAATCCTGTCAGCGTTTTTAACTGACGTTCCATTGTCATACTCAAAGGTGGTGTCCCTGGTGCAGGTGGTAATCCACGCCGTAAGGAAGTTTAAGCCGAGAGGGTCGTGCACACCCTACTAGGTCGTTGAGATAGGACAAAAACAGCACCATTATAGGCGGGTCTACTCCTTAATACCCGTGACTATATGGACAAGCGGAAAGACGCTGATAAGTAGTGTTATAGCTACTATGACGGATGGACGTTTCAAGTTGGCAAGCACGTCGAGAAAAGAAAATACATAACTTGTGACAGCTCGGAAAGACGAGCAATACTTTGTAAGTGGTTGTGGACGCGTCGATGTCGTAAGACGGAGCTATCTTTCGACTACTTACAAAGTGTTGAGTTTAGATATTTTGAATCACTTTACGAGCCCCGATTAAAATCGGACAAGCCAAAATAAGTTACAATATCGGAGTCAGTGGGAACCTGACAACAAAAAGCCCGCTTCGTGCGGGCTTTACTCTATCTAGCGTTTATTTCCACTTTGCGCCGTGAGAGCCTACCTTTTCCGTGCTCGACTGACCGTCATCTGTAATATTGCTAACTCCCTTCAATACCATCAATACTGACTGGACTGAATATGGGACAACAGGCGGTACCTCAGTTAAAAGAATCTCACTACCGCAATCAATAAACGATCCTATTCTAGTTTCATTATTGGCCTTACGTACCAATTCAGCTCTACTCTTATCGTCCGGGTAAAGATATTCAATAGCTTCTCTTAGCTTCTTTTCGTGATAAGCACGTTTTGGATTAAACATCTTCTAGCTTCGCACGTACTAGACAGTCTTTAGCTTCAAGCAATTTACGCAAGCCTGCGCTTTTCTCAGCACCGTCAGGAAGTGAGTCATTCATTGACTTCGCGAGTTCCCCGATCGGTTTAGATACTTCCTGTAAGTGTTCAGGTAAGTGTGAGTATTCAAAATATTTCATAATGCTAGTTGCCATCTCGCAACCTCCGTTTATAAAAAAAAGCGCAGCACTATTGCTACGCTCTCATTCTACTACACGGGTTCAGCGTTTACTACTCTACGATTTTAATACCCATCTGCTCCGCCGCCATACGCGCCATGTCTTTACCTTTCACGCGAGCAGGTAGCAGGTTCTTACCGTCTGCGTCTTGCACTTCGTACTGGCCACCGCCTACCGATTTCAGCTTACCAGCAAGCTCGTTCGTATCGGTCACCGCTACGGGTTCCGCTACGGGTTCCGCTACGGGTTCCGCTACGGGTTCCGCTACGGGTTCCGACTTCACTGCGCCTTTAGGGGCGATCGGTGTTACATAGCGGAATTTAATTAAACGCTTTACGATGCGTTCTTCTAACTTGGTAAGGTCTACTTTTTCGTCCTGCTTGTACTCTACGCCGTCCATCTTAAAACGACGTGATGCCCAATGTGGTTTAGCAGAATCGATTAATTTAACTCGTGTCATGGGGTTCATGCTCCTATGGTATGTACGACTAGTATAACACTAGCCCGTTACAAATAAAAACGCCCCGCATAAGCAGGGCGTTCTTCAAGTCCGTAGACCGTTAAGCAATGTCGTACAAGAACAGACCTAAATCTGGTGCGACAAGCTTCTGGTCGATAGACATTTCAGCTTCGATGTACTCACCTTTCTGGCCAGCTTCACCACGGTAACGACGAATTGCCGGACCGTTGTCCACACCCATAGGGATGTATTCGCTATGTACGAACGTCGCCGCTGCAGTTGGAGCCATAAGACCGCCCGCACCGTCTACGTAAACCATCAGGAACTTACCGGACGCGATAAACTGGTTATTCGCTGTCGGATTACCTGAGATGTCCGTCACTTCGTCGTTCGCAAGGTTAACGATTGATTGCATTACCACAACTTCGTCAACTTCGAACAGTTCAGCTAGTTTCTGTTTCATCACTTTCGCAGGCATTGCAGTCGTTGAACCACCGCTTACAAGCTCTTTGATAGACGGGTGAAGGCGTACAATGTTGTACACGTCAAGCGTCATTAGGATCTTGTTAGGTTTGCGACCACCTGACTGCAGTACGAACTCTTCCGCCAGCATGACGACGTCGGCTTCGATTTCCGCTGTAGGGTCTGACCAGTTCTTAGTTGCAGAAGCCGGCATGGCATCCGTACCTACTTGGTAGTCTTTCGCCCACTTACCCGCTGTCAAGAATTTCTCTACGAACTCTTGCTCTTTACCGATAAGAATCGATTCAGTTACAACAGTCGTCGACGCCTGGTCTAGCTGCTCTTGCTGATCAGTGTTCGCACGCTTACGGTCTGAAACGAAGATACGCAGCGCGTCGTCTTGACACGAGTACGATTCTTCTTTCGTTTTGTAACCGATGCTATTCGCGACGCCTTCTTCAGCACGGCGAGACTTAACCGCACGGTTAAAGAAACCTTGCGGGAATACTTTGTACAAGTCGCTTGCTTTCGATACGTTCTGAACGCCGAAGAAACGAGTACCAACAAATACCGACGTATCTTGCCATAACGCTACAGAGAAGTTCGACAGTAGCGTGTCTACATGTACGTCACGGTACGATTGATTAATAGGCATATCTACTTACTCCGTTATACCGTTACTGATTCAATACGAACGGCTGAGAACACGCTGCCAGATTCGGCCGCTTGAACTGCTTCGTATTGCGCTGTGTTACCTGACGTCGCTTTGATGAAACGGCCGTTGGTTTTAACCATTACCTGTTCACCGTGAGCGATCGCACCATCGGCGCGTAGTTGAACTACTTCACCAAGGCCAACGACTGCCACGTCTAGCTGATCACCTGCCGCCGCTGCGGTTTTAGACGTGATGTATGCTACCGTACCGCCCGCTGAAGGTGCCGCAGACTTCGCCATGTAGTGTGCGCTATCCGCGCCAAGCACTACGCCAAGACCGTCTTCTTGAGCTGCGTGAGCTTCAAGAGCGATCGACTTTGTGTATGTGTAGTATGAAGCAGACATTATTCAGCGTCCTCTTTTTGTGCAGCACGGAGCGTTTTAGCTAGTTCCAGACCTTCAGGGGTCTGCATTGCTGCTGACTTGGTGATTTGCTTATCCGACTGAATCTTAGCGATCCCGTCGTTGAAAGCTTTCTGAGCGTCGTCACTGCCGACAGGCTTGTCGTGTGCTTTCGCTACTGTGCGCGCTTGCATTGCATTGTCGCCAGCTTTAAGCGCTTTTTCCAGTACGCTAAACTCGTCCGCAGACAGTGACGCCTGACATTTACGAATTGCGCCAGCCATAGCGTTCGCTTCACCTGGTAGGTTAGGGCAAAGAGTTTTCACGAGCTCTAACGCTTCACGTTGTGCTGTGTCTTCTTGCATCTTAGCGATTTGTTCGTTTTGGTTTTTCATAACCACGAACGCCGCTTCGCCTACTTCAGATTTAGCAATGGTCTGACCCATAGTGTCCGTAAAAGTTTCGTCGGCTGCTTTCGCAACGCCCATCGCTTTCTTACGTTCTTCAGGTGTCATACCTTTGAATTTTTTCTGCTCGTCTTCCGACATCTTACTCATGTAAGATTTTTCGCCGTCCGACATTTTCGCGAGCACTTCAAGATCAGCAACACGAGCGTTAGCCGCGTCCAGGTCTTTCTGAATTTGCTCAGGTGTTTGTGTGTCTGACATGTCAGTGTCTCCGTTGAGTTTCACAATCGGGTCAATATTACCACCGTCCTGCGCTTCTTGGCTAGTATTTTTGCCGAACGACACAGCGAGCGCGGCGATTTGCGCCGGTACGTCACCCGTCGGGTCGATTGCGGTCTTAACGACTGCCGTCTCGTCAGGCGTGAAACCTGCTTCGGTTAGAGCGCCGCCGATACTCGTAACGACGTGCTCCGAGGACTTAAAGAACTTGGTCCCGTCGTTCGACTCGTAGTATTCGCTTCGACGTACTTCGACAGGTTTACCTTCGAGCTCAATACTACCACCTACCAGGCCGTAACCGTCGACGAAGGTTTTACTATCCAGCCAGTAACACACGTACTGCTCGTCGTAGTCGTGTACCCAAACGTCGCACGGCGTGGTAGACCCGCCACTCTTCCCGTACTTTTCACGTAGCACAGCGCAAAGCATTTCACGCTTATCGTTTGCGCTGATTTTCAAGATCGTAGCTTTCGCCGGAGCTTGTGCGCCAGACTTCACACTGGATAGCTCGTTAAGCTCCCACTTAGTGATACGGCGCTTTGTTGTTTTACCATCGAATCGCATTATTCGGGTTCCTCCATATCGATGATGTCACCACCGACCGAGAAGGAATCCCACTCGCCCGACTCGTATTTAGCAAAAATGTCAGGCTGTGGGCGTACCCCGACGAGCGTCCCGGTACGCGGGATCGTATCGACGTCAAAGCCTAACGACTTCGCGATCTGCTCAGTAAATGGGAAACAAAATACAACGTCGCCGATCTGATCGCCGCAGTGGTTCGCCTTGAGTACGCGACCTTCCGACATGAGACCGTCCCATGCTTCGACTAGGCCTTCCTCGGCGAAACAATCGTTATCACTGTCGTAAAAATCTTCAAGCCCTTTCTCGGTTCGCTCTTTTGTCACTTGTCCCCAACCGAAGACAAGGCCTAAACCCTGATCGACTTTGGAAATTTTATACTGGTGTTCTACTTTCATTTGCTCGTCCAGTTGCTTGACTAGCTTGTATTCTACACCTTCACGGCGCAGGATGTCACGCACCCAACCAAGCGCAGCCGGGAAGCCCCATAGCCAATGGCTGATCGTACCTTTGTCGGACGGGTCGCTAGGTGTATAGTTCTTTTTGTGGCGTGAGTACCAACGACCCATCTGTTTGACGGTTTCCAGTGACAGCGATTTACCTGCCGCAATATCTCGAGCACGAGCAACGCCCGACCCTATACCCGCTTTTCCGGCTTGCTTTGTGTCAAGTCCGCCTTTCCCGCCTGCGTCTTCTCGAGCTTTTAGTCCGCGCTTTGCTGCGGCGACCATGCCCTTAGTCGGCTTGTATGACTTAGCCATGTTTAATCCTCATCGTTGCGGTAGTAACAGTAAACTCCTTATAGAGCCTATATTTTAATTTATACATTTTCTTATTCTTTTATACATTCTTTCTAATAATCTTTAATAGTAGTGTAACTGTGTAACTCCGTAAGGTAAGCCCCGTGCCGCAAGGGTTTCACGGTAATTTTACGAGTGTTACTGTGTGTAACTCTGTACGTCGTATCGTAATGCTTATGTGTTACCGAGTGTTACTCTGAGCGGTCTATGTGTAACCCTGTGTAACCCCACGACGCTTAAAACTACGACGACAGCGACAACGTATCACGTTTTTCGCCGTACCGTACTTGCGGTCACGTGGGTATCTCATCGGCCCCAGAGGCGTCTGGAAAAACTCACCGTATGGAACACCGTCAGGGTTCATAGACGGTACGACGTCATGTTCGTCTCGTTGTCTTCCATCACGCGCTACGTTCCAGTATTGTATCAAATCAGGCGCAAGCGCACCGTCGCCCCGAGACTGTTCCAACGCTAAATCTTGCCCTAAGTCCATAGCGGACATGGATTCCGTACGGGCGATCGTTAGGCTACGCTCGGCCTCACGATTACGCCTAAACGCTGCGACCAGTTTATCGATAGTTGCTTTAGGTAACGGCTTTTCGTCGCGTATGGCACGCTCTACGGTGCGATCCGAACGCTTGTCACGCGACTGACGCTGCAAGGCTTGACGGTCTAAGGTTTCCAAGTATCGGCGGTAATTCTGCACGCTTTGCTCTTGCTTAACCGTTAGGCCTATCGTCTGCTTATAGTCCCGTGCGATTGCTGCGGGTGGTCGTCCTTGCGAAACGGCAGTCGTAACGGCTAGGCGCACCGCTTCGCGCGTCTCGTTGCTTAGGTCTCGGATCAGGTTGAATGAATACTCTTGCACAGCTTGCACCGTATACGGGTTCGTAAACTGTACCGACGGCGTATAACCTGGAATCGTGATCGACCCTGTCGGTAGGATTTCCACGACTAGCCGCCCTGACTCGTCCATAGCTTGCTGTAGCTCGGGCATGAGTAACGCACGGGTGATCGGTTCCAAGTCGTCTAAGTATTCCATCATACCGTTAACGCCACGAGTGACGAGCGCGGTCTCTAGTTCTTTGTACGATACGGATTTGCGCAACTCTTCCCATACTTTGAGAATAGCGTCGCGTATTTTCGGTTGATATTTATCAATAAAGGCAGGGTATGGATCTGACATAGCCGCACACTCATAAAGGGGTAATGCGGCTAGTATAACATTTACGTGCGGATATGTGATTCGATTTCTATTGTCGCTAGGGTGTCTGGCGCTAGATGTATGGTTAAGCGTACTACCGGTAAAGATGTTAGATTGCACGCTGATAGTAGCTTGTTAACGTAACCCGAATAACCTTCGTCAGACTTAACACACGACCAAACAATGTCGGACGCTTCGTCTATTACTATGATATTAGTTAACGTTGCGCAGACTGTTAAGCTTTGCACCTCGGCGGGGTATGTTAGGTGATAGGTATAACGCCCGTGCAGTTGAAGAGGGCGAGCCACGCTACGGCGAGTATGAAGTAGTGACGTTTACGCATTGGCTGAGGCTTTAATTTTTGTAAGTTGCGTGTCGATAAAACAAGCAACAGCCGCACGGTTTAGCGATTTGTCGTCGCCATGGTTAATACGTATATCCAAGTTATAGGCTGAGTGTCTACCTCTGCCGTCAGGCCGTTTCGCTTTTTGCGTGTTTAGTTGTATTTCGCTTTCCACTACAAGCGGCATCAGGTCGCCCCAGTCATTACAAGGGTCAAACTTTCCGACCGCTTGCACACCCCAATCAAAGACCTCGACGATAGTGACCTCTTCTTTATACTCGTCACCTAGCAATGTTAAACCTTCGAATTTAACAAACTTTGACGCCGCGAGGTTAAGCTCGAAGTCACTCCAGCTTTCGTAGTTTACCATTTCTCATTCGCTCCTGTTTTATCAATAATTCGAGGCCGCCGACGGGCCAATACTTAACGCGTATCCCTCGGCGTCCTACTGTCTTAAATGCCAAGCCGTCGTCTACTAGACAGTTTAGCAGGTACTTAATTTGCTTCCAGTCAAACTGTGGTAAGTGCGGTTCGACGTGGCGTGCGTTGATACCGTGATCAGCGCAATCCTCGTCATGGTCACACGGCGGTAATGTGGCGTTGCGTACCGTAGCAGTTAGTAACGCACGGTACGCTCGATAACGCCTGTTTAGGTATGGTACTCGGGGCATTACTTACCGCCCGCACGACCTAGTAATACGGCATACTCCACGGAGTACCATGGACCCGATCCGCCTTTAAGCTGGCCGAACAGGTAGTCGTCCATACATGGTCGCAGGTATTCGACGCGGAACTCGTCACCACCACAGCACACAATGTCGTCAAGCTGTACCAGACGCGTATCGGTGTACTGCGCGGGTTTAAGGTCTAGCGGTGAAGAGTCGACCCACATGTATTCGTCGCGCACCGCTTCGACACTGTCGGCCTGAATGACGATCGTGTCGCCGTCGAGCGTTACCGCTCTGTAAAAATCGGTCATATAATCAGACCCCCATCCATGGATTGACTTTAATCTTGCGCTTTTTCGGTGCGTCAAGGCGTCGAGGCTCTCCGACTTCGCCCGACCACGTAACAGTTACCGACCCGTTAGGGTTGCGCGTCTGAACGGGTGCCGGTTCGCTGCCTTTGTACTGCATACCATAATACAAGTTGGTCAGGTCGGCTTGATGGAACGGAAGACCCGCACAGTACAACGCTTCATTAATAAATTGTTGCTCTGATTTCCATTGCGGTTTTGAGCGCAGTTTGTCGGCGCTGATAGTCATTTTAAATGTCATGATGTACTCCTAGTTTTGTTGACAGGTGAAAATATACCGTGTAATAATAGAAACAGTCAAGTAAATAACGAGATTAATTTCATGTTCGAA